AAAGTTTAACAGGATTTGAAGAATTTACACAATTAGTAAGACCTCCTCAAGGTCAAACTCAAACACAAGCACAAGCACAACAAGAAGCACCAAAAGTGCAATCAAAACCAGCTTTTGAACCAAAAACATATTCAGGAGAGTTTGCTCAATCTTTAGGTTTAGAAGACTCGATATTAGGTAAATTTTTAAATACAAATGTAGGAGAAGGTTTGGCTGCAGGATTATTAGCACAATTGTTAGCATCAGGAGATGAAGAGGAGAAATCTCCTTATGGATTTGAGCAAAGACCTTTTGGTGGTGGAGGTCCTGGTGGACAAGTAGGTGGATTACCTTTATCTTATAAAGCTCAAGGTGGTGAGATGCAATTTCCTAGACGTGATGGTGGTATAGACCCATCTGAGGGTTCTGGAACAAAAGATGATGTACCAGCTATGTTGACTGCTGGTGAGTTTGTATTAACAAAAGATGCAGTAAAAGGTTTAGGTAATGGGAATCAGAGACTTGGTATACAAAGAGCCTATGATATGATGGGTGATTTAGAGAGGAAGGCATAATGGCAGTTCAAACAGTAGAACAAGTAAAACGCTTACCACCTTATCTTGAAGGTTTACAAAAACGTCTTTTACAAAGTTTATATGGCACGTTTGATGGAGACACTCAAAAAACACCAGGGTTGATAGACCAACCTTTAAATTTACCAGATTTTCAAGTAGCTGGATTAGACCCACTACAGCAGATGGCTTTTGCATATGCTCCACAAATGTTCGGGTCTTACGCACCATTCATGCAAAGTGGATTAGGTCAAATTGGTGCTGGGGCAAATGCTTTAGGTCAAGGACAATCAACATTAGGTACAGCGTTGTCACCCATAGGTGCGGCAGGAACTGCAATATCTAAGGGTATAGGCGAGTTAGCTGATCCAACAGCGGGTATGAAAAAGTTTTTTGATCCTTTTCAAGAACAGGTAATACAACAAGCTGAAAAAGATATAGACAGAGATTACAATAAAAGAAGACAGGAACTTTTAAGTGGTTTGCAAGGTAAAGGTCAAGGAGTTGGTACAGGTCGTGGTAGTGGTCGTAGTGCTGTATTAGAAGCAGAGTTGGCTAAAAACACAGCAGATCAGAAAGCAAGAACATTAAGTGGATTACGTTCTGGTGGTTTTCAACAGGCTATGAAAAATTTTCTTGGTTCTACAGAGTTGATGGGCGGTCTTGGAAGTAAATTAGGAGAGGTAGGTAGCCGTTTTGGAGATATTGGTGGAAAATTTGGCGTTTTGGGTGATGTTTATAATCGTTTCGCTGGCACTACTGGAGATTTAGGACGACTAACATCAGAATTAGGTCGTGCTGATTTATCTAATTTAGTTAATTTAGGTGGAATAGGCAGAGCTTTTCAACAAGAAGGGCTTGATGCTAATAGACAAAATATTTTACAAGGTATTATGGAGCCTTACACAAGATTACAATTAGGATCACAATTCTTGTCAGGTATGCCTAGTGCTACAATACCATCAATATTTAAGTCTGTAACAACACCAGAGCCTAACCCATTTATGTCTGGCGTTGGTGCTTACACAGCCCTACAAAATGCAGGAGTAAGTGCATAATGGTTTTACCTTATGACTCAAAAAATTTATCTGGTTCTTTTACACCAAATTTAGGAATTAATAAACAAGGTATCCAACGTGGTTTAAATTTTGTTTTTCCAAAAGCAAATTTTAATTTTGCGGGAGGAGATACTGAAAAAAATAATGAAGAAATTATTGATGATAATGAAATAATAAAACCACCTATGCCAGGTAAAAGTATAGATTTAAACTTAATACCAGATGAAATACAAGAAAAATTAAACTTACTTACAAACACACCTATTGTAAAAAAGAAAGATGAAACTACAAAAAATGTAGTTACTTCAGGTGATGAAGATGAAGAATTAAAAACAGATATTGATATAAGATCACCTATTTCAGATGAGCAATTAAAATTTGATCAAGAAGAACAAGGCGGTGTTAAAACTACCCCTCTTACTGGGCTTGCTAAATATGATAAGGCTAGTCAAGATTTATTTGATAAATCTTTAGATGATTATGAAAACGTATTTAAAGGATCAATACCAAAAATAGGTGATATAAAAGATTATAAAGAGGAATTTTATAAAGCAACTGGTCTTGATCCATCAGGTAAACCAGATTTAAGAACCGCTGCCACAGCTTTTGGATTAGCATTAATGCAAAACAAAGCGGGTAAAGGTTTTAATATTGGAAGAATAATGGCTGAAATTGGAAAAGCTGGTGAAAAAGCCTTACCATTAGCTGAAAAAGCAAGACAACAAGCTAGAGCAGAAGAAATAGCTGCTGGTCGTTTTGCTTTGGGTGAAATCGGTAAAGATAAAGCTGCAAGAAATGCTGCCATACAAAATAAAATAAACGCTACTCTTGAGTTAAAAAAGGAAATTCGTAAACAATATGGTGAAAGAAATAAATCCGTACTCGATCATTATTTTAATACTCAAATAGAAAATTTAAAAGCACAAAAAGAAATAACAAAGGCAGAAATTGAAGCTGGCAAACCAGATAATGATTTAATTTTACCAACAATGGCTACTCCTATATTAGGAATTGATAATATTAAAATACAAACTGCCACTAGAAAAAATGATTTACAGAGAGTTTTTGTAAATCCAAGTTCAGATGTTATTACAGTTGCTAAAGGTTATACAGATACATTAGAAGCTGAAGCAAGTCTTGATGAAATTATAAAAGTATTAAATGATTTAGGTAAACAAAGTGCTTTTGGTACACAGGTTTTAACTAAGTATGATGAAATTGTAACTGGTTTATTTGGTAAAAATTATTCTATTTATCAAGATGAAAATGGTGAAATAAATAGAGATATTAATAATATAGATGCAATAAAAGATAGAGTTATAGCTCAATATAAAAGATTTTTAACACAAGAAACTGGTAATGGTATATCAAACGAAGATGTTAATCAAATTAAAAGATCACTTGGTGAATTAACATTACTTTCTGATCCAAATAAAATAGCTAAAAAAGTACAAGAAACTAAAGAAATATTTTTATCAAGAAGAACAGCTCTTGGACTTACATTAAAAGATTTTCAAGACAGAGATATGTATTTAACAGAAAAAGAATACAGAAAAACAATCGAACAAATAGATAATCAATTAATAAGTAGTTTAGCAACACAAGGAACTGTAAGCAAAAATATTACATTTCAACCCATTGCAACAAGTGATGATGGTATTCCTTTATTTAAAATAGGTTAATATGGGTAAAATACGTATACAACTTCCTGATTTAACTTTTGATGCAGAAATTGCTGGAGAAACACCTACTATTGAAGAAAAGTTAAAAATAGTAGATTTAATACGGCAATTACGAGCACAAAAAGCAGACCGAACAAATATTCAACAAACCGAACAAGATCAAAATATAGATACTAAATCTGGTATTCGTAACGCAAAGTTACGTTTTGATTTAGGTTTTGCAGAAAATCAAGCAGAAGAAGAGGAGAGACTTAAACAAAATTTTAATTTGCTTAAAGATGATTACTTTCGTGATAATAGAGGTCGTTTAGGTTTAAATGTATCTGGTGCAAAGAAAATTGGTGTAGATATAGATAAACCTACATTGATTGATGAGTCAGGATTTAGTAAGTATGACTTTGCAGATTTAAGTGGTATTACGCCAGAGTTAGGTGGTGGTATCGCTGGTGCTGTTGCTGGTGGTGCAAAAGGTGCTACAATAGGAACTGCTTTTGCACCTGGTATAGGTACAGCAATTGGTGGAGTTTTGGGTAGTGCCATAGGTGCTGGCCTTGGTGCTGGTGGTGGTAAAGCAGCAGAAGAACTTGTTGAAACAACTCGTGGTTTACAAAAACAATCTTTTGGTGAAGTAGCTACAGATGTTGGAAAAGAAGCGGCTATAACATTCGGTATAGATTTAACATTAGGTTTACCTTTTTTAGCTTATAGAGGTATAGCCAAAGCATTTGGTGGCGGTAAAAAACCAACGGAATCTGAGCTTGAAATTATAGGCACTGGATTAGAAAGCACAATTACTAAAACAGGTGGTAAAGTTGATTTTTCTGTTAAACCAAAAACTGATGCTGATGGTGTTCCATTAAGAGATAAAAAAGGAAAGTTAATATTTGAAAAAGATGTTGAAGTAGTAGACACAGCTTTAAAACTTTAGGCACAGTTGGTGCTCCATCATTGTTAAGTCGTGCTGCTGGTATAGCAGAAAAAATATTCGGCACTTCAAAAAGATTACAAGCAAATGATGCTGCCATAAGAACAAGATTGGAAGCCTATAAGCAGGTTGTAGGAAAAGGAGCTTCTGCTGAAGATGTAGGAGAGATGATAGTTCAAGCAAGTGATGAAACATTTAAAAAAATATTGGGTTCACAAAAAAAAGCACAAAATGTTGTTTTAAATCAACTTGATGATTTATTAAAAGACATGGGTGCTGCTACATCTAAAAATGCTAATTTAAGTGAAGAAGCATTAGATTTTTTACAAACTGCGTATATACAAGCAAGTAAAAATGTAAAAGATAGTACAGATGAGATAGCCACAATATTAAATCAAACTCCTTTTCAAAAAGCAGTCATTCCTACAACCAGTATACGGGATATGGCTAATGATATATTAAAAGTAAAACGTAAAACTCCTGCAAATGCAGACTTTTTACCTATAGCAAAAGTGCTCCAAGAGTATGGTAAAAGAGGAAAATTATCTTTTAATGAATTATTAGATTTAAGACGTGACATAAATGTTCTTAAACAAATGAACCACAGTGTAATCGAAGAAGGTGCAGAACAAGGAGCAACAAAAGCTATTACACAAGCTGCTTATAAACATATAGATAATGTGATTGCTAAAATTGATGAATTAATGACACCAAGTAATGTTGAAGATTTAATTAGAAATTTTGAAACAGATACAGGTATTGCTGCAACCTTAAAACCTGGCATAGTGCAAAGGCTTAATAACAAATTGATTGCACATAGAGATTTAGTCCGAAACACAAATAGAGTGTTTACACAAATGGAGTCTGCTGCTGCATTAAAAAATTTTAGGACAAGCGGTATAACTGGCAGTGACGTTAACGCTGATTATTTAATCAATAATCTTGTAAAAGATGGTCAACCATCAAGACTTAGAAAAGCTATAGATGCCGTGGCAGAGGGTGATATAAGCGGTTTTGGTAATGCCGAACAATTTAGAGAGCTACTGGCTGG